GACCTTCTTATTAAGTTAGCACAAATAAAGGTTTTACCACTATTATGAGAAACTAAACCATCTCCTGCATAATATCTATGATTTTCATGTTCTACTGTAAAATCATAAACTTTTTGTTTATTCTCTTTGATTTCTATATCAACTATACTAAATGTTGTTGTAATATTATTATCTTTAGCAAAAATCAACATATCTTTATGTAAATCTTCTGCCTTTATCCAACCAGATGGCGTTTCATATAAATGGTCATTAGAACTTCTACACGATAGTCCATTTGAAAGAGTTATTTTATATATACTTCTTTCATTTTTGATAAACATATTACTTATTTCACAAAAACCATCTGGAGTATCTACCAATACCATCTTATTGTCTATATTTTCATATAGTGTACCAATCTCGATATATTCACTATTCTCAGAACAATGTTTATTGAACAAAGTGATAATCTCATTTTCTGATAAATCTACTAAATTGTAGTTGAAATACTCTAATTCTTTTTTAATTGTTTCTAAATTCATTATTTATTGTTTTTTATAAAGTTTCTAATTAAATTTATTTTTTCACTAAACGCCATATAATCCCATATTACTAATACTTTAAATCCATTTTTTTCTGCATTATTTTTTTTATTATTATCTTTTTTTAAACACTCTTCCCAAGTTTCATCACTAAATGGATTTTTGAAAGTATTTTTATTTTTTTCACTTGCGTGCCACAATGAACCATTATATTCTATAATTAATCTATTGTCTAAATCTGTAAAATCATAATACATTATTTTATTCAAATCTTTATTATATAAAAAATATTCATTATTTGCATAGAATAAATTATTACTAAAATCATTTTTAAATATTTCAATAATTCTATCGAAAAAAATTTTACTTTCGTTTGAATAAAATTTAGTATTTATATGAGATGTTTTCCTAATTAATATTTCCAACTTTTCTTCTGGTGTTTTTAACTGTAAAGTCTTTTGCCATTTTTCCTGTCTTTTGTTAAATATACGAGTACCTTCATCTATTCCATATTTTTCTATACATTTTTTATATGAAAAAGTAGTTTGTCTTTCTTTTAATGCAATAGTTGCATCTTCTATACTTAGACCTTGATTTAAATAATATTTTAAATTGGTATTGCCAGTATATTCACAATCTCCATTTCTAACAGAACTCCAGAATTTATTAGCAGCATCTTTTGCAGTTTCAGAAATATATTCTTTTGCATCATCTATAGAAATATTGAATTTCTTAGAAATATATTTAGGATTTTTAGATTTTCCTTTATTTTTAATTATAGAAGTTGCCTTATCTATACCATGTGTATCTATAAGATATTTATTAGAACTTGTTATTCGTAATTTTTCTCTATACTCTTGTTTTTTAGTTTCAGACATTTTAGAAAAAGTATCCTGTCTTTTGTTTAAAATGTTAACAATTTCTTTTTCAGTATAACCTCTAAATGTATAATAATCTTTACTGGTATTAAACCCTGTTAATTTACCATAGTATTTAAAATTTTTGAATATATGAGCTAAATTATCTTTGTATGATTTACTAAAAGATATAAATGATTCGAACGTTTTCAGATAATATTGATAAACATCGTTTTTATATTCATCTGATGCATTTTGATTAAAATTATAATTATTAACCAAAATTTTATACATTTCTTCAAAAGAAAGTGGATTTTCTAATTTTTGGTAATTAGTTTTTTTACTTAGCCTATATTGAAATAAATTTCTTAATTTTAAAGTATCTGTATCCATAGGAGAGTGTAGTATTTTTATTTATTTAATCAAATAAAATTCCACACTCTCCTAATAGAACATTATATAAAATTTTTATTTATCCAACACTACGCATCTATTGTCATAATCAGAATTTATTTTCTCGTAATTGGATGTTTTCATTATATATATAAGAATTTTTTCTTCTTTTGGCAGACAACCACTTTCTCCAGCGAGTGCCGAAATCTTTGTTCCTGGAAATCCTTTTTTAATACTTCCACTTAATGCAGCATTTAAAATCCAGTTTCCACTATCCAACCAAATATCATTTTTATACACATCTACATTTGCAAAATCATTTGTTGCAAATGGATTTACTTTATCCAATTCCGAAAAAATTGAATCCATTGAAGTTAAACTTTTACTTGTTTTTGCCATAATTTAAAATAGTTTTCTTTTTATTTTTAGTGAACCTTGTAATTCATCAATACCTTCCATACTTTTGATAATATTATTCAATGGATTAATAATAGTTTTTTCAAACATAAGGTCGATATCAATTTCTGGTGCGAACTCTTTAGGGAACGAACCTCTTTTAAATGCAAACACATTTAGTTCTTCTTTTATTGTCTTTGCATAGTACCAACGAACTGAATCGCCAGTTTTAAGTCTTTCGTATTTTGTCTTGAACTCTGGATTATTATGTAAATAATAATTATAGATAGCCGCTGCTCTAATATGTGCACCACAACCATCTGCTACTTTAATATCATCTTTGTCTTCTAAGACATATTTTTCATAATCTCCAATACCCGTATTAAAACAAATCTCTTCGGTGTCTGCAACGGAGAATCTTTTCTTTAGTTCCAATAACTCAATGGTAATATCTCTCTGAGAGAAATCTTTGCCCTTATCAAATATCCAACCTACTAACTTAATTAATTCAGGTCTACAGAATGGTGGTGTATTTTTTCTAACGATTTCTAATCCAGTAGTTTTAATATACTCATTCTTATCATAGACTTTACCATCTTCCCAAGTAATACTTTGTACGTACTTTTTCTTTTGTGCCCAAATACCAGCATCTCCGATAGTTTCTAATTCAAAAGATAGATAGTTGTCAGTATTAAATTTCTTCGCATAAGCATCAAATGCCTTTTGTAGATAATCTGCTAAACTAACTTTATCAATAGTAAGAATCAAATCGTTTGCTGAACCAGTCCAATTAATTTTCTTTGCTACCTCTTCAAAACTAACATAACAACTATTGTGTACTAATATATCATTTGCTATAAATGTATGAGTACTATCATCTACTTCTATATCATATACATATTCATCTTTAAATTCTCCAATACATGAAATAAAATCAATAGCCTCAAATAAGTGATAATTACCGTGCACAGTAAGTATAAAATCAAAGATTAATATATCACTTGGTTTTACTTCTATTTGTTTACCATCTCTAAAAACAATCATAGAATGGTCATTAGTAACAATTACCTCTTTGCCACTCTTTGTTTTAAGTTTCCATTTTTGCTTTGTAACTTTGTGTTTGATGACTCTTTTTACATTTGCATAATAGATACCATTTTCTTCTGACCAATTTAATACTTTATGTTTAGTTTCAACAGACTCATGTCCACATAATGTTTTACCTGCAGTAATTGTAGATTGATTATATAATTCTTCTATAGTAAGTTCACCACTATCTGTTTTTATGATAGTATCTTTATCTACACTATCAGTATCCATATAAACTACAAATGGTTGAGTACAAGGTTTTGGTTCTGTATTTATAGTTGGGCAAATTTCCTTTAATGCACTAAGTACTTTTTTATCTTTATGAAAGATATTGTGGAAATAATGATTCAAGACTCTCTCTGAATATCTAATTGCATCTTGACCTTGTAGAGTAATTGCTTCTGCTAATGACTTGTCATAAAAGTAAGAGAATCTATTCGCCATCGCACCGTAGATAGAGTTAAGAACTAATTTATTTCCTTGCTCCTGTGTGCGAAATATATTTGCTTCTACAGATAGCAACTTAATTGCTTTTCTCTTTTCTACTTCCGATAAAGAATTCCAATCGAAATTCTCTATCTCCTGGGTTGTCATAGTGCTAATATTCATATACTATTAAATTGAAATAATATTGATTATATTTTATTAGAAAAAGAAAAAGTTAGAACTTTCGTACTAACTTTTTCTGTCGTCACAACTTAAAAGACACTATTGTCTTTATTTTATTTTTTATACTTCTTCATGTAATGTAACTACGATATCAGTAGCACTTTCTTCGGACTTGAAAATAATTCTATAATCCTGTCCAATTGGATATACTTTATAAGTTCCTTGGTCGATTAATTTAAATAAATCTTTGTCAATCTTATAAACTTTCTCTTGTCCATTTAATCCCTCGAAATTCTCATCTATTTTAATTTCAAAAGAGTTCTCTGTACCAACTTTCACAGAACCATTTACGCTAAATGTAAGTTCAGAACTATTGTCAAAATCACATAATTTCTGTATTTGTAGTAATTCAGAACCTGTTATAGTAAATGAACAATCTGCTGAATCTACACTCTTTACATCTTGGATTGCATCTTCGGGTACGTTTGCAAACTCAATTAATTCTGGGTCTGCTGCGTCTAAAGTAATATTCATCTTAGAACCAACAATTTTTAATGTCTCTGCATAGTTTTCTCCATCAACTTCTTGGTATCCAATAACACAATCAACTGTATTACCATTTAAAAAACTAAGTGCTTTAAGTACTTTCTTTCCATCATAGAAACACAACTTGATTTTTTCTTCGATATTGTTCTTCTCTGCAATAGTACTAATATTACGGGAGATACTTTTAATAATAGTTCCACTATCATTATGGGAATCCGTATAGATTCTATCAGAATCAATATTAAAATAAATTGTACTTGCCTCGTTCAATGGAATTAAAGTTCCAACAAAATTACTAAAATTAGTAAGATTTAAATTTTTAAGTGCTACTTTCTTCATTTTTACTTTTTTATATTTATTATTAAATTCGTTTAATCTAAAGATTCTTTTAATTGATGTGCGATTTTTGCACAGAGTTTTGACCTTGCTTGATTTGTTTTTCTATCACTGTATAATTTATCGTATAAATCTTTTAATACAGAACTGCGTTTATCAAATACACAACCATTTACACCAATTACTTCATTTTCTTTATTTCTTGATATTTTCTTTTCAGATTCTTTATAACTTGCATATGTCTTCAAATCCCCTAAATCTTTTCTAATATAATTCTCAAAACTCAAGTACAAGAATCTTGAAATAGATGGATAAAGTGAACTAAAGTCATAACAAGAATTGAATAAGTGCATACCTTTTAAGGGTGGTTTTACATAAGCACCTTCATACTTTTCTTTAACTCTTTTACTTTTATCAATAAGTGGAAGTACTTTATCATGCTTCAAATATTCTTTAATCATATATCCCTCAGATACATTTACTGCTGAATCTGCCTTGTATAACATATTACAAGAATCATTACCCTGAGCAAGTACTACGTTCAATGGTTGTCTATATTCATGAATTAAAAGTACCAAGATGGTATCGACAGCATTGTAAAGAACATATTTATCAAAATCATTCTCTAACATTTCTGTAAGTACATCACCATCCATTACTTGGTAGTTTGCATATTTCAACTTTTTAACACCAAGTACTTTACTTGATACAAAATCTAAACCTTTTGATTCTTTTACCTTAATACTTCTATCAAAGAAATCAAAGTAGTACATATAGTCAAGTACTGCAAAGTGCGCAGGTAAATCTCCGACATCTTTTTGGTTTTGTATTTTTCTTGTAGGAGAAATGTTAGTAAAATCAACTCCTAAGTTCTTCATTCTATTTGTTAAGAAAGGCCAGTCAAATCCACCATCATTGGCCCACATACTTCTAAAAGTATTAATAAAGTTCCAACCAGTAATTACATGAAACTTAGAACAAATCTTAACAAAGTTTTGAAGCATAATCTCTTCTGTCTTACAGTGAATATACTTCATTATGATTGACATATCGGTTACTCCCTTAAAGTAATCTGATAAGAACTCATTCATTTCTTTTTGTTTCTCGTAACCAAACTTTTCTTTTACTCCAAGAATAACAACTTGAATCTTATCATCTGAATCTTTCCAACAAACTGTAATTGCAGTAACTGCCTCTAATGCTAAATTTGGATTAGGAAAACCATCAAGAACTTCTGTTTCAATATCACAAAAAAGAATTTTAGGTAGATTAAATTCATATAATGTATCTCTAAGTTCTCCTTGTGAATTAATCCACTCACGGATAGAAATCATATCAACAACATCACCATCTTTATATCTAAACTTCTTAACGCCTTTATTATCCCAAGACTTGAACTCAGAATCTGCACCCTTGCCGATATTTTTCCAGTACCAGAACTCTCTCTTAGGTATATCTAAAATCTGCCTATCTTGATTAGAATCAATATAAGATATCTTTATAGAGTTTTCATATTTTGATTGTTCAATATCTAATATCATTATTTACCTTGTTCTTTTGATGTTTCATCTACTTGAAATAAACCCATTTTATCAGCAAGTTTTTCTATGAACTCTATAGTTTCATCTTGTAGTTGTAACGTAAATTTATTCTTATTCTTGAAACCAGGTTTACTTCTTGAGTCTAAGATTGCTTGATTCATATTACCCAACATATCTATAAAAAGGTCTACATCTTGTCCTTCAAATTGTAATTCAAGAATCGTTTCTAAATTGTATCTCATAAAATATTGTTATTTGTATATACATTAAATATAGTACTAAGGGTAATTATTTTAAAACCTCAAAATTAATGATAGAAACACAAGTAGATGTAGTAATTTGTTCATATGCGAAGAATGATGAACTACTTGCCGTAACTCACAAAGGTCTACAAACTTTAGTAGATAGTGAAGACAAAATCAAGTTCAATATTTATGTAGTAGAAACTAACCAAGAAGTTAGTTATGACGAATTTCCAGTAAAGCACCACTATATTGAAACTATCCATACCGATAACCCATTTGGATACCATACATACTTAAATCTTGGTATTGATAAGTTTACAGATAAAGCAGAGTGGTCTTGTCTTTGTAATAATGATTTAGAATTTACTAAGAACTGGGCCAGTATATTAATTGCAACTTGTTTACAAGTTCCAAACAAATTAATCTCAGCATCTCCTTTAAATCCAAAAGAAGAATGGCATAAACAATATTTGAATAAAATTTCAGTTGGTTATGGTGTAAGACAACAAGTTGCTGGTTGGTGTTTATTCCAACATAAGAGTGTTTTAGAAAAGATTGGTAGATTAGATGAAAGAATTAAATTTTGGTTTGCAGATAATTACTATTCTGCGGTACTACAACATTACAAAATACCACATATACTTGTTGGTAACTCAATTGTATATCATCACGAAAACTTAGAGGGAACAACTACTAAACAAGTAGATTGGGATAAACAAACAAAACATAATATGACATATGGTGCAGGAGATAACTTTAGAGAAATAATGAGAGAGGTTCTAAAGAATCCAGACTGGGGAAAGGTTACAGAAACACAGAAAGAAGAAATGAGAAAACAAGGTAAACACTATTACTAATGAAAAAAGGGAACTAAAAAGTTCCCTTTTGTTTTTATTATACTTTTACTCTTAATCAATTAGACTATTATGAAAGTCATTTAATTTTCTATTCATAATAGAAAGTTGTTCAAGTAATTCTTGCTTTTCAGTAGAATTGTTTTCATTCTCATTAAGATTTTTTAAAACATCTCCTATTGCACTTTCCAATTTTAAAAATATATTCTCGTTTTCGTCTACTTTTCCGGTATATATATTCCCTTTTTTGATATCCTTAACATTTTTCAAATCGAGTATTTGATATGTAGTTTCAGCATTTCTTCCACCCAATTTATTTAAAGTATCCATAACAGCAACTGCATTATATTCATCCGCAGAACCGTTGTATATATAAGTGGTTCCTTTTTTGTCAATAACTAATAAATCTTCACCGTTATGTAAAAGGTCATCGTAAGATTGTAGTCTTGCTTTTGAAATTGCTTCGTTTACTTCTTCAGATTCGTTTTGCTTTATTACCGATTCACCAATCATCTTAATTATTTTCTTTTGAATAGGATTATCTGGCTTTCCAACAACAGCCGTCACAAAGTCCATTCTATCTGAAAGTTTTCCTTTCTTAACAAATTGGAAAACTTTTTCAATATCCAAGTTGTGAGTATCAACAAACTTTTGAACTGCATCTTTGTTCATACCAGTCAACCCACCAATTTCCATTGCGGTTCTTGTTGTAGCTTCATTTACTTCTTCAGATTGCTTAACTTCTTTAGACTCATTAAGTCTATTAAAAAATTCGTTTAGTTCATTTTTAAATTTCATATATTTATATTATTTTTATACCTAATTTTACACTTAGATAATACATCACTAATGAATTGATAATCCCGTCATAATTAGTCATATAATTATTTTCCCAATCATTTTGCGAATCTTTTATAATTTTTTTATCAATAGACAAAGTTACATCAGCAGGTTTATCATTAAAAGGTGAATATTTGTAAAATTCTTTTATAGAATCACCATTATTGAATATGATAGTTATATCGGAATCTTCATCGGTAATATTTCCACTGACTGATTTTATCAACTTATTAGATAAATTATCTAACTTGGATTTTTCATAATTCTCTGATGATTTATCAGGGAATATTACTTTCCAATTTATATTAGAACTTTCGTTAATTAACGAAGTCGATTCTATAAGATAATCTTTATAATTTTTCATTTTTTATTTTTTTTTAATTAAATGTATCCAATTGCATAATCTCCAACAGTAGCATCTGCATCATCTACATATGCTTTGTTAATAATAACAATTTTTTTATTTTTATCTTTAATCATAAAATGTGCTTGTGGACTAAAAGAAAAATCAATATCTTTTTTCTTGAAAATAGATTCTAATGCACCTCTCATGCTCATTAAAGTTTTACCTTGTTTTATAGCATCTTCTACTACTTTAACTACTTTTTGAATTGTAGCATCGGTTGATTCATTAAGTTCTGCTTTAATTTCATCTAATCTTTTCATATCTTCTAATATAGTATTTTTTTTATTTACTACTTCTTCGGATTCTTTTAATTTATCCCAATCTCTTTTAAAAAGAACTAAAGTAACTTTATCCTTTCCTGCCTTATAAGAATCCCCAAACAATGTCCAATCACCACTATTGTTTTTGATATCTTTTTTACCAACAGTCATCATTTTATTTTTGTACATAACTGTATCTCCTTGTTTGATATCTGAAATATGAACATCTTTAGTTTTATAATCAACCCCATCTTTCATCTCGTTTACCTCTACTGACTCTTGAACTGCTGCAATACTTCTCGTATATTGACGCCCAGAGTGTCCTAAGAAGTAATTTGTATAATGGAAGTATGAAACTCTGAACAAATTATCCATAAATCTTTCAATTTGATAATCAGAAAGTCCTTGCATTATCAAGAATGGTATAAACTCTTTCTTGATATAATGACTTCTCTTCATACAAGTACAATAGTCTTCAAAAGAAAATGGTCTATTTGTCTTCATCAACATCATAGTGGCAATATTTATCTTTTGTAAATAGTCCATATTATGTCCCTCCATTTCATTCACTGAATGAAAAGGTATACTTGTTAAAGTTTCTTTTAGTTTTTTGAAAAAGTCTGATGGCATTTTAGATAATTTTACAATAGCATCCTTGTCTTCTGCGGGTAATTCATTTTCAGAAATTTCTCTATTTTTAAGCGACCATGCAATTTCAATTAATCTATTTTGAGATTTTTTAATTGCTTCGTTGTTTGCTTCTGTTAAAGTTTCAAAAACTTCAATACCATTTTCACCAAAAAGTTCTTCGATTAATTTATATATTTCTTCTTTTATATTATTAGAATTTGTTAAAATCTCATCAATAGAATTTATTATATCCTTTCTTTGTATTGATACTGCCTCCTTCAATACTCCAATTTGGTCATGGTACATAATCAATTCAAAAGTATTTCCATCTGTACCTCTATTATAAATAGAAATATGTAAATTTCCAATAGCATCTGTAGTTGCTTTATCTTTATAGATAGTAATTGTCTTACTTTGAGTAGCACCTTTTCTTGGTTTAAAAAATGCATCACCAAATGCATTAAAGAAATCTTCTTTATTAAAGAAATAACCATTATCTTCTACATAGTCTGAAATAGTATCTAAAGTACTTGCATAACTAGGATGATATTCTTTATATGGTTTAAATTTCAATTTCGGTAATCTTGCTTCATTCATATCTTCTGTATTATTTTCCATAACTGCTTTTTTGTTTAACAACTCTTCTTGAATCTCTTTGTAGTACTTGTGTATTACTGCAGGAGTTAGTTTCTTGAACTTATTGTAGTCATCTTCTTTGATTGCAGCTCTAACCTCAGTGGCAGAAGTAATTCTTGTCATTAATGGAAATATACCAAATCCATCCACTACATCTATATTCTTCATTCTCTTTACCATACCCTCGTAAGTACTAACTCTATCTGGTCCAGCACCTAATAAAACAGGTTCATATCCTCTTCTTTGCAATTCCATTATAACAACTGGAATAAATGAACCAGTCATAGAAAATGCATCTTCAATATGTGAATATTTTTTAACAACATCTGCCATATATCTTTCTATTAAACTATCCGATAAGTATGAATTTTCTCCACTTTTAGAACGAATATAAATATAAACCACAGGATAACCATTTTCTGCAACAAGGTCCTTTCCCATTTGAAAATGACCTATCGTAAATGGAACGAATCTTCCAACTACTACATTTACTAATTTTCTCTTTGCACTCATAAAAAAGTTACTTTTTATTATTTAATCTATAAAAAAGAAAACCCTCCAAGTGTGCTTCTTCGATAGGCATGGAGGGTATATTTGAAAATATTATATCTTATTTAATTTAAACAAGAGTAATTTCCAGTAAGAACTTGTTTATGTTCTACTCTATTAACGGGTTTTGTTTTTATTTCTCCGTTTATAGAATATATTACATTTCTTTGGTTCATTGAAATTAAAGTAATTTCACCTGAAGTTTTTGGTTCCTCTTTAACTTCTTCTTTAACTTCTTCTTTAACTTCTACGCTATCAACTACTTCTACAGTTTCTTCTACTGTTACTTCATCAACTACTTTTACTTCATTTTCTTCTTTTTTACTTTTTGCCATGTTTATAAGTTATTTTTTTGTTTTTTCCACTCTGAAAAAGACATGAAAGATTCTCCTATTACGGATATTCTATTTTTTATATTATTTACTACTCTATTGATTTGATTCTTTAAATTGTCGTCAATTAGTTCGGTTTTTTTAGTTCTTGGTTTTTTAAAACCAGATAGTAACATCTTGAACATATCTTCATAGTCAGGATTCTTCTTGATGAAATCAACAATATCTCTATCTCTCAACATTTTAGTATTCAATCTAAACTCAGGTGCCTTTGCGAAATCTGGTTTATCTATTTTAACTCCAGATAAAAATATTTTATTATCTTCTATATATCGTTTAGTCAATTTAACCATTAAGTCTATATACTTTTCATCTTGGTCATCACCTTCTATTCTTGTAGATTCAATACTACCAGTATCATAAGTCCAACTAATAAAAGAATTTAATATCAAAGCAAACTCATCTGAACTTTTCTTGCCCTCTATTCTATCTTTTGCTTTATCTTTTGCTGCCTGTGTAAAAACTGGGTCTACTACCTTTGCAAGATATTCTCCATCATTGAATTTAAACACCAAGCCCTCTATAGAGGAATCAGTGGTATTGTGTAGTGCCATTTTTTTCAACAAGGGATTGAGTACAGATACTATATATTTTGTAAATGAAGAAGTACTAAATCTTTTTACTAAATCTTCAAATGGTGTTTCTAAGAATCTAATAAGTTCTTCTTTTTGGTTTTTATCTAATTTACCATCAAAAATAACATACGGTTCTTCTACATCAAACTTTTTTGCCCAACTTTTTAGTATATTTGGATTGTCTATAAATTCAACTACTTTATCACCATCCATTTTTTTCATATGAGTAAGTACCAAACTATTTTTTGGCAATCTATCATATGCTATACTAACTGGATTTGTATTTTGAAAATACTCGAAACCAAATCTTAAATTACTTGGTACATCTATCTTATCCATTTTCTTTGTTATAAAATCTATTGGTTCTTCATATAAAGAAATAATAGTTCTATCTAATTTAGAAATTGGTTGTCTATCATCTCTTTTAAAGAATATAGGACCATTCTCAGATTTCTGTGCTGAAATGATGGACCCGTCTGGTTTCTCTGTTACAGTTAATTTCTTGTTAAACAAGTCATCAAGGAACTCTTTTCCTTTTTTGTTATAAACATCTGATAAGTGTGTTAATCCTGCCATAATACAAATATAATAAATTAATCTATAAAAGAAGAAATTTTTAACATTTTTCTTTCAGAAACTCCTAATTCTTCTGGAAATGGTAATCCCTTTCTTCTTAGAACATCAGCAAAATAATCTACAATTTCTTTCATATGGTCTTTCCAAGGGAAACTTTTTCTTTGCATTGCTGCCCATACTGATTCAAATGAATTTGTATCTAAAATCTTTGCATCTTTTCCAAGAAGTGCCATTGTAATAACTTCTGGGTCTTTACTAATAAATTCTTCAAGTTCAGTAGTACCTGATTTAACAGGTTTTCCAGTTTTACCAACAAACGATTTGATATTTTTAATATATCCCTTATTCGGGTCTAACATAATTCTACCTTTTTTCTTTATTACTTCTGGTTGGTCTTCAAAGTACTCAGTTAGTTCAGGAACATTAACAGCATAACCAATTGCTTTCAACAATTCAGTTCTATATAGACCTTTCCATTTAGATTCATTCTTTGTAAAATCTGGAGAATGAAACATCCATGTTGCAAATTTAATATTATCTTGTAACATCAAATCAACTTGTACATTTCCATTATCACCTTTAATTGGATATGCTAAGGAAATAATACCAAGACCAACCATATAATTCTTTTCCATTTTAGGATATGCTTTATCCAAGATATCCATAATTTTCTTACCAACTTCATCGTTTGTTGTTTTTAGATTTTTTGCAACTTTACTAATATCAATTGCAATATCTATATCACCACTACTTTGACCTGGTAGTTTTTTTCCAGTTGAACCAAGTGCAGCATAGTCGCCTTTACCAAGTCCAAAAAATCTATTTAAGATTTTTGTTTCTATATCAGAAAGAGTTGGTAAAGTATCTTCTGCTCTAATTGGACCTACACCTGGAACTGCATTTCCACCTTCGTTAATTTGTATAAACTTTTCCATTTGAATTGTTAGTTTTAATATTTAATCAAACAAAAAAAGAAACACTTTTAGTGTTTCTTTGATTTTGGTTATTTAATATATAATCTTATATTATGAAACGAATCCAGAAATTTGTGCAAATGCGGGTTTTGATAAATATATAGTTTTACCACTTTGTGTAATTTCAAATGTACCATCCTTTGACTTGGTAATTGAAATATCTGCAACCTCATCATCTACAACTACGAATTTATTAGCTTCGTTTACTTCTTCCTCTTCTTCGTCATCATAATCTTCTTTGTTCTTTTTATTTTCTTTGTCGGCAACTTCTCCATCTTTCTTAACTTTTGGTTCTACTTTTTCTTTCTCTTCCTCTTCTTCCTCGTGACTACTTTCATTAGTTTTCTCACCTTTTCCTTCGGTCCACCCTTTTTGTATTTCATCAAAAAACTTTTTCTTATCTTCTTCCGATAAATCAGCAGGTGATTCTACACCATATTCTTTTAATTTAGCAGTAAAATAATCTTCATATTCTTTTTGAAGTTTAGACTTTTCTGCTTCGTTTATAATTTGTCTTAAATTTTTCATATTATATATATCTATTTTTAATTTACTATATTTACTACGATTAAATTTCTTTGAATAACTATTCAGAAATAGTTGTTGCATTAATTACTCGTTTTCCTAATTTTGATAATTTATATGTAGTTTCTCCACTCTCGTTTGTATTCTTCACAAGATACTTTGCGTTTTTAGTTACCCAACTAATATTAGTAGTTGCACCACTTTCTTCATTCTTTGCCTTTATAAACTCTAGTAATTCATCCTTAGTACAACATCCCTTTTCATTAACAAAACCTAAAATAGAACTTCTAATTGGTGCATGGTTTCCAACTGCAATTGAATCATAAGTTCCATATTTTCTTTTTACTTGTATAGTTTTTCCTTCATTAAGAAATTCATCTAATCCTTTCATAACTATAATTATTTTTTTAATTCGTCTTTTTTTGTTTCAGCAAAATCTCTAAGTTGTTTGTTGGTAATATCACTATCAACAAGTTCTTTAACTTTATCTCTAAAACCTGCTGGTTCAACTTCACTCAATTTCATATCACCTTCTCTAACTTGTAAGGCAACTGCCATAAGTGCTTGTTGGGACATCGAGTATGCTTTTTCATTTAAGAAGAACTCTAAACTTTTCATATAAAATTTTATTTTGTTTATTTAATCATATTTTTTTATAGATAAGAACCCATCCATTTGGTGTTTCTTCTATAGAAGTATGCTTAGTACCAACCGGTTTCGATTTAGTTGTTATCGAAAGTTGCATAAGTCCATCAAGCATAGCAATAGGTTCTGCTTCAATTAATCTACTGTACTCTTCTTCTCCGAAAGTAGGCACAAGATATCTTCTAACTTGGTCTATTATGTTTTGTTCGTTTAAAAATAAACTAAGATTCTTCATACCTTATTTAATAAGGCAGAGTTATATTTTTTATACTAAAATTAAATCCTTGTTCTTTGTAGATATTTCTTCTCGTCTTAGAGTGATAGTACAACATATTAACTTTCTTATGAGTTAGCACATCTACATAATCAAATAGTTTCAAAGCATCCTTGTCTTCATGTAATCTAAGACCTCTACCGATAGATTGTCTAATAATAACATCGGACTTGAAAGATTCAGTAAAATGAATATTGTGAAAGTTGCTTACGTTAATTCCAGTACTCAAAGTGCCATAAGATGCAACTAAGATTTTATTACTACCTTTTTTCATTTCACTAAGAATCTCTTCTCTTTGTTCAGGACCTATCTGTCCATAGATAAAGTAAACTTCTTTGTCAGTATTTTCTTCTAAGTATTGTCTTAACTTTTTACCATATACAGTTCGATGGAAAAGTACCAATTGGTTCTTCTCCAATTTATTGATTATTTTACCAATAACTTCCATTCTACTTTGATGTTCAATAACAAAGTCTTGTTCTAATTTTAATAGTTTACCTCTATCTTCTTTACCAATCCCTTTTCTTATAATTTCAAATCTATCTTTAACCTCTGTTGGATACTCTAATTCAATAATACCAATTTTAATATCAGCAATATGACCCTCATCTTGAAGTTCTTTTGCTTTGATATCCATTACTTTAGGTCCTAAGTACGCCTGAAGAGTCAAACTATCTAAAGTACCTTGTTTTGGCACAGTTCCAGTAAGACCAATTTTTCTTTGGGCGTTTGTACATTTACCTAAAATATCTCTAATACTTATGGACTTCGTCCTGTGCGCTTCATCTACAATAATAGTATCCCAAGGTAAAAAATAAGAATCCTCGAAATTAACTAAACTTTGAAATGTACTAATATGAATATTTTGCTTTGCAGAGAAATCTTTCTTTTCTCCTCCATGAATTTGTTTAATATTCAATTCAATCTTATTTTCTTTAGTAAGAAAACTATTGTACTCATGGAAATCTTCATATGCTTGTATTACTAAACTAATACTTGGTACAATCATTAAGAATTTTCTACCAATCTGATGTTCTTGGAAATATGCAATACAAATAAACATAATAAGAGATTTTCCTGCAGAAGTTGCAAGTTCACTCATTGAACATTTATTTGTTAGTGCTTTGTATGCAGTTTCTACTTGGTAATCTCTTGGTACAAAAGGTTGTCCTTTATCATTAACTGCATCTTTGAATTTATTGTCTACCCACTCTTTAAATTGTTCAAAAGTAACATCTCTATAGAACATTCTTTCAATACCCTTGATATGTAATTTATATCCAAAAGTATCGCAAATATCTTTTAGTTCTTTCCACAATCCAGCAGGTACAAAACGGTCTTTATGAAAGTACGAAATAATCCCATCCCACTTTGCTTTAACTGCAGGCGGTAAAAAGTTGTAGTACTCCAATTTTCTTGTAAGAGAAAGTTTAAGTTGCTTTCTCTCAAGTGGTGTCGCATCAACTAATGTAAGGATTTTATCTTCGTGGGTTAGTTCAAAAACCATTTATATTGTATTAATAGTACTCATTATATTTAATCCACTAAAAACCACCACTCAAGAACTTTTTAACCTCAATTAAATATTTTATTTTATAAACTACTTTGTCGAGTGTATCAATAGTTTCCTTGTAGTATTGGATTTGGTTTTCTAAGACCTTTATAATATTACTTGCTTCTTCGATATCAGATTCAATATGGTGTTTAATCTCATAGTCATTCAACTTGATATCATACTCCATTTTATAGTATCTGTATTTTTGCTTTCTTATTTGTTGAGTGTTTTCCGTCTTTCTTCTTAAAATTGCTCTCATATCTGCAGACTTATCTACCAATCTTTGTCTTTGACTTGAAAGGTGTACTTGGATATCCGCAATAGAATTAATATCATTGAGTTTATCAATGATATTTTGCTTAATATAAGAACTTATTTGTTCCCTTTCTTTGTCGAACTTTTCATCAAGTTCTTTTAGTATATTTCTTGATTCACTCATTTTTAAATAGTTGTTTACCTTTCTTTGGTTTCTTTAGTTTCTTTTTGGGTTTCTCCTCTTTCTTCTTTTCTTGGATTTGTATTTCTATATCATTCTTCTTTTGAATGTTTATATTTATACTATCAAACTCAACAAACCACTTTAGTTCCTTTCCCTTTTTTTCTTCTTTCTTTTCTTTTGCAAATAAATCAAACATGGTATATATCATATTTTGAAGAACTAAAAGAGTTCTTGATTTCTCTTAACGCACTTTTACTTTCTCTATGTTCGTTGATATAAACAATCAACTCATTAAGGTCTTTAACTCTTTTATTACTAAATTCAGTATTTATGAAAAATCTTTTCCATAAAAAACAACTTACGTTCTTTTTTATCTTTTCTATTGCACTTGACTTTCCTGTTTTGTCATTATCAAAAAAGAATCTAACATTATCCAAGTCATCAAAAAAGTTTTTCAATTTAGAAGCACCTGCTGTTGCTATACTATTTCTCATAAAGAACGAATCAATAGGTCCTTCAAATACTGTTAAGGTATCTTCGATATCTACATTGAATATATTAAAGATGGTTGAAAAGTTTACACATTTTTCTTCTGATTCTTGATTTGCAAATTGCAAATTAGTACCCATTTCTTCATGTAAAGTGGCAAAAGATTTAGTTATATATTTTACCGAAAAATCCAAATTCTTTATCTGTGCACCAACTACTTTGTCGTTTTCATCTATCTTATTTAGTATCCATACTTCTCGGTTGCCGAACTTGTTTTTTCTAAATAAAAATCTATCTGTAAACTTATGTAGTAATCTACCTTGTAGATACTTTTTGCCCCAAGAACAAGCATTGACATCCAATAGTCCATAGTGTTTTGATAGTGTTTCGATATCAATACTATTATCATATAAGAACTCAAAGTACTCGCTTGAATCAATTAATTTAGTTGGTTTTCTAAGTCTTTTTGATTTCGCAATAACTTCTGATATCTCTTTGATTTGGTCCATATTAGAAAGATGTTTTCCAAATCTCTTAAAAAATTTAAAGATAGACCAGTACTTTGCATCACAATCTCCATTCCAACAATAGTACTTAAAGGAATCAAGATATAATATACCCCTTTTCTTGCTTGTATTTTTGTTAGAATCTCCACAACAAGGACATGCCATCTCAAGTTGTTTTTCTTTATGATTATCTAAAGTTCTTTTCTCTTTGTCAGTATGAACTTCATCTAAAATATCTTGGACTACTTTAATAATGTCCTCTCGTAATGTACTTTCCATTTGATTGCTTTAGTATTAAGAAAAAAAGAGGGACTGTAATTAGTCCCTCTTAATAATTGTGTTGGGATTAGATATCCAACTCATCAAGCAAATCATCAAAATCATCTCCAGAATCATCAATAGTTTCTGCTACTGGTTCTTCTTTCTTTGGTTCTACTTTCTTGACAGTTTTCTTTTCTTCTGCTTCTTGTAGAACTTCATTTAAGAAATCATCTGTTTGTTCTTCGGTATCTAAACCTTCAATCTCAATATCACTTGTACTTGCTACTGCAGGTTCAATATTACCGAACTTCTTACCAGTTTTTGCTGAGATAATAGATAGTAATAATTTATATCTTTCATCAGACATTTTCTCGTAAACATAAGGTTTCATCAATTCATTACCCTCTTTAAGTAACTCCAAGAAATCATCTTTTTTATCAATTGTCAATTCTACGCCATTCATTTTTACTGGTGTAGACTCAACAAATTGAACAGTACCATTGTAATTCCAATTTCCACCTGCCATATTGATTGACATTCTAAGAGATTTTCCTTTGAATGGGTCAAAGATATTACACGGTTTAATACCAATCTTTTTATCTTCCTCGGAAACATTTATTGCACCTTGAATAATTTTGTGAACTTGGATAGGTGCTTTGTAAACCATAAGTTTACCCTCGTTGTCAGGATTAACTGCATCACTCTCAACCATTACCAAATAGAAAAAAGAACTCTTTGGTCTAATTTCTGCTGCTAATTGTTCTGCTCTTGCATCTTTTTTACCTTCTCTTTTTAAATCAAAGAAATGGTTCATTGCAAGACACTCTTCGCCAACGGAATAAGCACTGTCAAAAAATGGATTGTTTGACTCGTTACCATCGTCTTTACCAAAAAAGAATGTTGTTTTAGGAATGTGATTTACTTTTGGATTGTCTAACCAATAAACTGGTCTAATCACTGCTCGGTAAACTTTATCTTTTGCTTCGTTCGGATTAGGTTTGAACTCATTAGCATAGTTACCTTTTTTTGACTCTCCTGTTTCTAAGTCTTCTACGTTTAAATTAAAAATGTCCATAATAATTACTTTGTTTTACTTTGTTAATTTTTGTTTTACTTTGATATTACTTTGTACGTACTTTGGGTAATATAACTATTTAATCTTCCAAAATAACCAATTATTTTATTATCTTTAAATTATTTCTTATTTAGAATCATTCTAAATTAAGGGGTAAATGAAAAAAAGTTTAGGAAACATAAAATATTTTTTTTGTACTTGAATTTAATAATTGTCTAATTTCTCCCAGGGAAAATATATATACTATTAGTGACTCTATTAGAGGCAATAAAAATGACAATATTAGTGCTTTAATTAGGAAATAATATTATAGTAATTTAGATTTAATAGTAAAGAATATTATTATGAAAAGAGAGAAAATAAATGTACTAAAGTACAATGTTAATTCAGAATCATATGAGATGTTATTCAATGCATATTCATTTGAAGAAGATGTGGAAGTTTATATTAGTAATAATTATAAACTAATTATTAGAGATAGTGAGAATTATCAAATTATAGAAATTCCAGAAAGAGTTAAAGTAAAAGAAGTTCAGTGTTGTAGAACAGACACTAAATTACTTTTTATTAGACTTGTTCTTCAAGATATCAATATACCAACAAAATGGATTAGTTATGACGAAGAATAGAATAATCATATGCGGTGGAGGTGGGTCAGGAAAGGACCATTTAAAACAAAGATTTATAAACAAAGGATTTAAACCAAGTATATCTTATACAACAAGACCTCCTAGAGAAGATGAGATTAATGGTAAAGATTATATTTTCTTGGATGTCAATAAATTTAAAGAAATGATTGAAGATGGTAAGTTCTACGAATATAAATTATTCAATAATTGGTACTATGGAACTATACATGAAGAGTTCAACACATCAGATATTTTTATTATGACCCCTCCTGCAATAGAATTATTATCAAAAGAAATTAGAGAAACATCAATGATTGTTTATATTGATATTGATGAGTCAATTAGAGCAAAAAGATTAGCAAATAGAAATGATGCTGATTCTGTTAAAAGAAGAATACTTGCAGATAGAGAAATGTTTGAGTTCTTTACAGATTATGATATTATAATACGAGACCCGAACTTTTAAGAAAAAAGAGAACTTTTAGTTCTCTTTTTCAATTAGATGAATATTAATTAATCCCATTTTATTTTTGCTCGTTGGAAGAATCCAAATGATTTATCGTCATTGGACACTGTAATACTCTTACAAGTAAAACTAACAATCATATTCCTTTCAATTTTAACGCACATTTCATTATATATCGAAGGTAAGTTACCATATAATTTCCAACCCTTTTCGGACTTTAATAATACCTTTGTAGTTTTACCATAACCAAATCTATTTTCAACCTCTTTCAATGAAACTACTGTTAATTTTTCGTCCTTTAATTCAGTAAAATCAATAGGTTTATTTTGTAAATCAAATTTTTCTTGCTGTTTTGCCAATTTAAATACTAAATCAACTTGTTTTTGTGATAATGTCTTATAAATCTTAAAGTTTTCGTTGATTTGTCTGATAATCTTGTGTTTAGATTCCAATGCCTCTTTAAGACCTTCATTTGCGTCTAAGACCGATTTCATTTGTCTTCTACCTTTAAGTATTTTTGCATTTCTAATCGTTTGTCCTTGTAATCTATTTGCCGAAAAGCCAAATTGCTCAATGCCTTCTCCACATTTACTACCTACTACGTGAATACTTTGAGTGTTAACATCTTGAACTATTACTACGTTCTTCATTCTTGAACCACAGTGGTTACAATTTGTGTAATTGAACACAAAATTCATAATTGTATTACGTTGTTCGTCTGTCAACTCTATTTCACATTCTAAATCTAACTCAAAGTCATCATCGCCACAAGGTATTTTAATAGCATATCCAACTGCTTTGTAATCTCCGTTTTGGGACATTTTTGTGAAATCTTTTGTTATAGTTTGCATAGTAGTTGTATTAAAAGTGTTAACAGCAACACTCATAGCTAATATACAAAAAATTTTTCAAAAAACAAAAAAATAAACAATTATTTTTTAAATTCTATATCAATATTATATTTTTCAAAAAGTTTTTCTAAGGGTTTTGATAGGTTACCTCTTTTTTCTTTATACGGTGGAATCTTTTGTTTACCATCAACAATCTTAACTAATTTATTATAACATCTTTTTGTTAAAATTGGTTTTCTTGGTTTCTCGTTCGGATGGATATATTTTTCTTCCTC